GGGCGAGAGCATCAGCCGCGCCAGCGCCCCGTGTATGATGGCATCCCGATATTCGTTGAATAGTCGCTCATCGATACCGGTGGCCGAGGCCGAGGGCTTGAGCGCCACGATCATGGTCAGAACCCCCGCCGTATCAGGCTCCGGCACCAGCCGTAATGATGTGTCTCCGCCAAGTACATACTGCGGCTTGCCCGTTTGGTTGCGCCAATCCCTGGCCGGTATGTCAAGTTCACCCGTGTGAGGACTTATTTCCTTACCGTTGAACGCAGCATGGGTTACCGCATGTACCGCCGCGCCGACCGGCGGGATGAAGGCGTATTCCGCGGCACCGGCCGCAACCGCAACCGGCGGGTGCTCGTCCTTCCATGCCAGCGACTGTGCGCAAAAAACAATAGAGGACTGACGCAGGGCATTATTCACCGCGGCGAACGGACAACCGGGCAAGTCCGGCATTATCAGGTCGTATAGATCACTCCACAGCTTCATATTTGAGCCTCCGCGACGAACAGCTGCATGAACAATCCGGCACGTCCGCTGTTTGCGTGCTCATCGTCCGTCATCTCGGCCCGCGCAGTTACATAATCCGCTACCGTCTGGGCATACTCGGCTGGAAGGGGAAAGGCATCGCCGGGCTCGCTTTGCCCCTCCACGGTATTTGTCAGCTGCCCTATGAACAGATCAGGACGACGCTTGAGAATCTGCAGCATGCCGTGATTAAGAAAGAGCAGCAGGGTGCTGTCCGGATATCGCACCTGGTCCGCATCATTTAGCGGTACTCGCGCCAGGTCGATTACCGACTGATAGGTGAATGGCATTACTCGCTCATCTCGTTTTTGGTGAACAGGGAGATAACCTTGTGCCGGATCGTATCCTCGCCCAGACGCTTATCCAGCCGTTCGTTATACTTATGCTCGGCAAACTCAACCAGCGCCTTCTTATCCATGGCGTGAAAGTCGATGACCGGTAGAGGTTCTTCAGCCGGTTTTTCCTCAGCTGCCAAACCGACCGGGTCCGAATCACGCGCTTTCTCGGTCTCTTCCCGCACCCACGTGTCGGTATATGCCAGGAGGCGTTCGGCAACTTCCGCTGTCACGTTTCGTACTTGGCCGGGTTCCCAACGGAGACCGATTCCACCGACGCTGTCGGTCTTGAGGCTCGAGCCGACATATTTCACTTGCGGCATTATTCGTTGACTCCATAAAAAAGAGCGACCCGCCTTTCGGCGAATGTCGCTCGTTTAAGCTCGGTCCTGCCTGCTATTTGACGCCGGTTGCGTCGCCAGTTGCTACTGCGGTAATGGCGCCAGCTGAAAAGGTGGCAGCCGCGACGGTAACGGTCAAGTCCACATACACGTCCTTTTCGAACTTGATCGGCGGGAAGCGCAAGTCTGTAAGGTTGGCAGCGGAAAGAATTGTGGTTGCGGGCGAGAAATAGGCATCGTTCTGAGCCGGGCCGTCTGTCGTGCTTACAGGCGTGTACCCTATCTTCACCGCGAATGCGGTACCGCTCGCGTCCAGGTCGTCGTTGTTGATCCTGAGGCCGGTGACGGTCATGCCAGCCGGAATTCTGACGGGGCGATAAACGCTCGCGAAGGCCCCCGAAGTTGGTGTAACCGACCCATAAACAATTGCGGCGTTGCCATACCCGCCCATTGGCAGGGGCTTGGTATTCAGATCTGGCGCACTATGCGTAGCCATTTAATCTCCTTTCGATTAGATACTTATGAGTATTAGTTAATGTAAAACATTGCATCTAAATAGCGATTGATTATAAGGATTACAACGGGACCGCCGAATCGACTGCAATCACCCCAAAATCCGTGGGAACCCTGGCACCAGTGCCATCGTCCGTTGAGAAGCGGGTTTTCATGTGCCCGTATACCACTTCACCCATCACTTCCAGGTTGCTTTCAAAGTTGTACCAGTGCTCCTTCCAGCCATATTGCATGCCGCTGACTTTCGTCTTGCCGTAAGCCACGCCAAGCGCCTGGGCGCCAAGCAGCAGGCCGCGTTCCACCGCAAACCCTGAAGCCAGCGCGGCGTTCACGATCTGATCGCTTTCGGTCGCGGTCGGCGCGTTGGACGCGCTGACAATCTTGGTCGATTCACCCGGCAGGAAGCGGATGGCGCGCTCATTCTTGATTACAAGGATGCCATTCCACATCCCGACCTCACCGGCGAACAGCGGATGCCGGATGTCGAGGTAAGCGGCGCGGTTAACGGCATTTTGCTGAAATGCGCGTAGCGAACCTTCCGACAGCAGGATCGAGTACTGATTGGGCGTGGCTAGGAAGACCCACATTTTAGAGGTCTGGGCAGCCCTGTCCCCAGCTAGCTTGACAGCTTGCAGCGGTTGATCCATGTCGTCGATCTTTTTGCGGAGGAGATCGAGGTGCGTCAGCTTAAGCGCATCGGTGGAGACGATCGAGCTGAGCTGCTGGCCGCCTTGCGTCAGGTTGGCCCCATTGACTACGTAATGCCGGTTAAAGGTCGGGGCTTTGACGGGATTCACCATCACCGAGGAGAAATTCGTGGCCGATTGCAGCGGAATCACCCAGTCGCTTCCTGTCTGCGAACCTCGCGCCCCCGCCAGGTGCACCAGTGCGGTTTGGGCGCTCAGTCTGGGAAAATAGCCCGATAGCTGGGCGAGGGCGATCTCGCGCAATTGGTGTTTCGTGCGTTGCTGGGACATGCTCCCGCCTGCGTCGATCACCTTGCTCGAAAGATCGATCTTGATTTCCATCGAAGAGAACGAGAGTGCGCTGCCGCGGCCTTCCCGGTTGACGTCGCCCATCAATGGCTCGCCGCCGATGGTATCGACCAGATCCAGGGATACGGCGTCGCCGGCACCCTTCATCAGGTTATCGATCCGCACCAGTGGCATGCCCGGTTGTGTCTGGCCTGCGATATTCTGCATCGCCGCGGAGGGCTCGACCGGTCCAACAAGGTTTTCCATTGCGGTGGCGCCCTTCAGCGTATTGGCGAAGAGGGCGGCACTGTAATGTTTTATTGCGAGGGAACTGCCGCTTGCTACGTTTGTTTCAGCCATTGCAAAAAATCCTTATTCAAGTTCGGCTCTCAGGGCTGCTGACTGGTGCGGGGGCATTTTCATAAGTTTTTGAGTCAATTCAAATGGACTCAAATTCTCAAGTCGTTCCCGTTCAGAGGCTGGATTGGCTCCGCCCTGGATATCCGATAGGGTTGTGGGTTTTCTCACCGGAGCAGCGTCAAGCTTTGCTTTCGCATCGGCCTTGATCTTTTCCGGATCGACTGCTTTCCGTGACGCTGACGCTTCCGGCATGATGGCTCTGACGCGACGGACGACTTCATCGAAACGTTCGGCGTAAGGTTTATTTATCCACCTGCTATTGGTTCGCAGAATTTCATCCTGCTTCAAGGCTTCATCCCAGGCTTCGGGATCATTGATCTCCCAGTGCACCAGGTCGGGGTTGTTGTCCTTGGCTTCGGCCACCTGCTCGGCGACGCTCAATTCGCTCGCGCGTTCGGATTCCTCCTTTTCGCGTTTGAGTTCTTCAAGCGTTTTTTCGAGCTTTTCGCTTTGCCTGCGGCTTCCTTCGAGAACGGCGTTGATTACCTGGTGGAGTTCGGGCATATCCTGTTTCAATGCTTCGAGGTGCTTCGCAATCGCTTCATCCGCTGCTGCAATCTCCTCTCCCTTCGCTCCCTCCTTTTGGTGCAGAAGCGTTTCGAGCTTTTCTTGCGCCGCCTGCAGCTGTTCGCGGAGCGTCGAATTCTCCACCCTCAATTGCTTGTGCTTCTCGTAAGGAATTACCCCCTTCCCGCTCTTGTTCAGGACGACCGGCTCATGCTCGAGTGCCGTGCTTTCCGCCGTATCGGTTTCCTGTTCAAGTTTTTTGTTACCGGTTTCTACTGGTACATGCGTTACGCCAAGGATCTCAACGAGCTTATCGGGATCGTTCTCGAGTATCTCGATCTGTTCCCGCGTCAAATTTGCGATTTGTTCATCCGTAAGCTGTTCGACTTCCATCATTCCTCCTACTGCTTTACCCAGTGAGCGGGCCTGCCGAAGCAGGGGTTGATAAAACTGCTGTATCGCCGTTAGCGCGTTTCGGAGTTGTACAAAATTTGCGTACAACTGAATCTGGAATAAAAAAAGCCGCTCGAGAGCGGCCTGATTATGGTGCTGCTGATACTTAGAGAACGGTGATTCCTGCGCCGGTCCTGTAGATCAACCGCCCATCGAACAATCTGGAAGCTGAAATTATGGAGCCGCTTAATAGCAACTCGCGTAGCGAGTTCCAGCGACTGCACATGTTCGGTTTGTCGCGAAACCCCATGAAGTCGTTATCCCACTGGTAATACATTGTTCTCGCCACGCCCTTCGCTGCGAGCGTAATCATGAATCGTTTTAGATAGCGGTCAAGGTGTTCTTCACCTTGCCCCGTTGCATTGGGGGCCAGTGGTGCGCTCTCGGTATCCCAGGTTTCCATTGCGGACACGCCCGCGGCAACCTTGGCCGCATTGATGCGGTCGATCATAGGCACCAGCTCGGCTGTGCTATTGGATGGCAGGTAAAGGTGGACCGCAATGATATCAACCCAATCCTTCATCGTGGTGAAACCGTCACCTGAGGGCGCCGCCATCATTCCGGTAAAGTACGTTTCGGCGCTTTGCCCCGGCTTTGTCGACCAGCCGGTAATAGATGGCGAAATGATCTTTGCAGCGGGATCTATCGACTTGATAGCTACACTCGCGCGCCGCACCATTTCTGACAGTTTGGCGAGGGTGCCGGAAAAAAAGAAATTGGTGCCAGGAGTAGCGCCGGTCCCGTCGTTGTACTGATTCGGTTCATTCCATACCTCGTAGTACTTGACCTTTCCCCGGTATCGGGAAGCCATCTTGGCGCAAAAACGGTCCCATTTCGCCATGTCCGCCGGTTCAGCCTGGGTGCCGGGGTTTCCGCCCCCATAAGCTCCCACTTCGGTGGGCCTTGCTGATGCCCATGTTGGTGTTCCGTAAAGGATGAGGACCGGGTCCCGCCCTTTCGCATAATGGGTGTCAACCCACGCATCCAGGTCCGTGAAGTTCCACGTATTGTCACTGGTTTCGATGTATCGCCAGCGTCCCTTCCCATTTTCGATGTCGTGCGCGCGCACCGTCTTGACCTCGAAGCCGGTCAGCTGATCATTACTACGCCTGTAGACATGAATTCCAAAGAACTCAGGCGTGGCGGAAATTGGGCGCTCGGATAGCACGCTCACTGGCAGGTTTGGCATTGATAACACATTCGCGCTTGGCGCAAGAAGGTCCGCGCTCTCGCAAAAGGTCATCACCGATCCACCAGAATAGTAACCCCCGTAATGCCGTGCCGGATATGATTCGCTGCGACCATTGGTAACTATATAATCCATTTATTCCCCCGGATAATGCCAAATTGAATAACCAAGAAGGGTGATGAACTCGGACGCAACGTTCGCGCTCCATCTCACCTTGATGTCGATCGGCACGTTAGCAGCCGTATCTTTGAAAACGGAGGTATGAGGCGACGGAACAGCCAACGAGAAGGTGGAGGCATTAAGTACCTTTTGGGACACAAGGCTGTTCGCGTTGATGATTTCGACCATGAGCTTGACACCTGCTGCAGTTGTATAAGCCGGGCCCGACACATTGCTGCCGCCCCAGTCCACTGCCAACGTCTTGGCACTTGCCGAATTCGTGAAATTCCAGTCCACGATAATGACAAGCTTGCTGTTTACGCCCATTGTTCCGCCCGGAACAACGATGGAGGCGAGGACGGCCCACCCCGTATCCGTAGCGTTATTTGAACTGCGTGTAACCGGCGCGTATGATTGTGCAACCCGCTGAGGGAGCAGGCCAGCCGATGAAAAGTTTATTGCCCGGGTGGCGTCCCCTTCAGCAATCAGCCCATCCTCGAGCGTTGCATCCAGTTCGATTAGAGCCCCCTGCCCGAACCTCACGCCGCCAATAGTCGTGTCATACAGTAATCGAATCATTAAGTAGTCATCCCGTTAGTTTGGTGGTTGCTGTTCCTTCCGCATCACTGCCTTTGCAGATCCGGTCCGGTCATGCCAGCCACTTGCCGCAACTGATCCGCCAATTCATGCCGATTCGGGACATCGGATAATTCAAGCATGGCGGGATACAGAACCTTTTGATAAGCCGGCGGGGCCGACTGTACCACCTGGCTGAATGCCTGCAGCTGCTGTGCCCTGAAACTGGGAGTGGCCGGAATATCTTCCAGCACTACCTTGACCTGGGCGGTTGTCACGTCATTCTCCAGTGCCGGTCCGGCATCTGTCATTACCTGCCGGTTGAAGTACACCAGCTTTCGGCTTGTCCCCTGGTTAACGGCGATCGCGGAGGGTTTGCCCGCCAGGTCGGCAATGAGGATAGCCAGGAGCTGTTGCCCCACCAGCCTCCGCGCATAACGAAAATTATCGTTCGGCTCTGCGAGCACGGTCGAACCCTGCTCGACCAGGTTGCTGATAGCGATCCCGCTGCTTGCCGCTGTCGACGCCCCCAGCATGGCACGGTAAACACCGCCGACCTCTTCAATGCGCCGCTTGCGCTCCTGGACGAGTTGAAACACTTGCGATGCCAACGCGTGTTCGCGCGTTACCCTGAACCCATTCGCATTGCGGCGGTTCGCATTCAATACAGTCATCGAACGCAGGCTGCTTATGTTCTGCGCCACTTCCTGGTAGGTGTTCTGGCTCAGATCCAGGGCGTCGTTGTCGATCTCGACCTTGACCGAGTTGAGAATTTCGTAGAGCAGAATGTCCAGGTCGATAATTTGATCCTGGGGCCCGCGCATGTCGCGGATCAGGCCGTACGGAGCGCGGCTTCTATCCTTCCGAAAGCACCAGAAGGGAACGTAGGGAAAATCCCCATGAGGAAAGGGAGAAGGCGCATCCATCAGCTTATGAGGTCCGAGCCAGATCGACATCCTCACTCTTTGAAGTAATGCTTTTTGTACCTGCACCAGACCTTGTGTCAGCGCTGCCGCGTGGTAAGGATTATCCTCGCGATATTCCAGCGCGCGCCCATCGGGCAGCGCCAGCACATGCGCATCCTCATAATGCCGGTACCACAACTCCGAAAGCCGCACCATGCCGGCATTGCGGTTCAGGTAGTCGTCCTGGTTGCGTCCCCAGGCTTGCTCGACTTCATATGCGCGCGCCATGCGGGTATCGTTTCCGTCGTAAACGTCGGTGTTTGCCCATCCGTTCCATGCGTTTTCCACCAGCGCGGACTGATCGGAAAACATCATCGCCGCCTGAACCCGGTCCACCCACTTATCCCTGCGCAGGTAGCGTGCATCAGACAGATCCGGCTCCCGTGACGTCCAGTCCCAGTAGATGTCGTTGCGGTGTACCTCGCGCACCCGGAATGGGTATTTTAGCGGGTCGAACTCGCGCGACACCTCAACCCAGCCGATGCCGGCGCGAATCATGCTCGAATACGCATCCGACATAGCCCGATCCGCACGCGATTCAGTCTCCACCTCTTTGATCTTCGCCGAGAGCGCCTGGGCTATTTCAGCCTGGCTCTCGTCATCGGAAGTGATGCGATAGTCGGTGCGACTGCGGGCTTCAAGGCCCAGCACCGCGTTAACCGTCGGCTTGATCAGGTTCGAATCCTGTTGCGGAATGCTCGCATTCTTCAGTCGCTGCATGACTTCGGCGCTGATTTGCGCACCATCGTAATAATCGCAGTCCATATCCGCATCCGTACGCCACTTCGGTTGCTCGCGGATATCCCGGCAAATGC